TAATCTTGCATATTAGCCTCCTATAATAACTCTACAGCACCAGCCTTTTAAACCATACTGCTCAGTTACATAATTACATAAATATTGTTCTGGCCGCATAGATTTTTCTTCTTTAGTTGTTGCGGTTTTTAGAATATCATTAGCATCATATTCAGTCATTTTATATTCATAAGGATCTCCATATGCTCCTTCAGGTTTAGTTGCAAAGAAAGGCTTCTGTTTTACATTTGTAGCTTTAACTTTATAAGATTTTTGACGTTGTCTTTCCTTTTTTTCTTCTTTTGTTTCTCTTCTAGATTTATAAACTTTTTTTACAGATTCTTCATTCATTACTTTATTTGTTTTCTTTTTCTTCTGAGTATTACCATTATTTCTTGGCATATTAATCCTCCTTAAAACGCACTAGGTTCTTCAGTTAAAATTTTTAAATCTTCTATTGTTTGCACTTCATATTGATATGATGTACAAAACATTGGTTTAACTCTACAACATCCTAAATCAGCTTTACACCATAATAAAACTCCTTTCCATCTTCCTCGTCTATTTTTATAAATAGATAATTTTAAATTTGGAGTTTCAAAAGTATTTGATGATAAAATTGGTTGTAATGCTTCAATATCTTCTGCTGTAACACTTAATAAAATTGAACCAAAATCAATTTTATCAGCTATAGCTTTTGCGCCTCTTAACAAGTTTTGATCGGGAGTTGATGAAACTTGATAATCAGCATTGAGTTGGGTTGCGGACATAATAAATATACCATACTTATTACAAATATCTTTAAGTCTAATTGATAACATGAAAAGCACGTTATCTTCTCGAAGTTTAATTCCACCAGATCTTCGTGTGATTTCTTCTAAGATTCGTAAGGAAGTGTGTATATAATCATGAAAGACGTATTTAACATCATGGTCACGAATATTTTTCTTAATTTTATCTTCAATGTCTTGTAAGGAGAAATCAGGAAGCTCCTCAATATATAGCGGGGAAGATTGAAGAATTCTTGCTGCTTCAAGTACTCTATCCTCTTCATCTCCTTGATATTTTCCATCAATAATATGCTCCTCATTTACATTTGAAAGAAAAGCCAACATCATCGTTTGAATCTCTTCTTTTTCTTGCTCAGTAGTTATATATAATGTAGGTTCACATGTACCATTCTTAATCCAACCAAAAACTTCATCATAAATTCGATTACATGCAATATAACACGCATCTGCAATCATTGAACGAGACTTACCAATTCCAGTAGGGGCAGACCGCAAATAAAATTTTTTTAATCTTGCACCTTTTGTAACTGTATTAATAAGTGGTCCATAAAGTGGTACTCCTACTTCTGGATATTCTTTTAATTTTTCAATTAATTCAAAAATTCCATCACCAGCTTGAAATGCTTCTCCAAATTGATCATTAACATATGTAGAACGAATCATATCAATTTTTGTATCTACTTTATTCGCAATATCTTCAAGAGTTGAATTGTCAAGCCATTCTTCTTGCAACTGTTTTTTCTTTATATCAAGAATATTATCTGGATCATAAATATCTTCAACATTTATGCCATAATTATCATATGCTCTAAGTAAAGACATTTTTTTTAATCTACTATAATAATAATCAAATGCATCTGAAATAGCTGATTCAGAAACTTTCAGCAACCATTCATTTCCTTTATAATTTTTAAAGACTGCTTCTGCTTTTGGACGACTACTTAAAAAGTCTGCAATATTTTCAAGAGTAATTTTTTCTGCGCCAAGCTCATAAATTTTATAAATAGCTCCAAAAACAACTCTGTGGAATTCATCTGGAAAATCTTCATCTGTAATACTATATTTATCAGTATAATCTAGCAATTGTGGCGTATTATAAACACAACCAATTACTTGCATAATACTAGTTACATCTACATACTTACTCGCCATCTACGCTCACCTCTTCATCTAAAAATGTAAATAAATTGCGTTTGCGCAGAGGTTCACGCTCTGGCGCTTGTATTTTTACAACAATTTCTTTTGGCTTTTCTATATTTTTATTTTTATTTAATTCTTTTGCTTGATATAATTTATAATAATAATCTCTTGCTTGTGGATAAATATAAGGCACAATAGCGATGGTTGGATTATTTAAATACGCATTTCTATTATTACATATATCAAACCAATAAAATAAAGTTTTATAAATACCAGAATATGTAAATCCTTTTTGAGAAATATATTCTTTAATTTGTTTTTGAATATTTGGATGTACATAATCCATTTTAAAAAGTTTTTTTATATATTCTTCAAGTTGAATCTAATCTTTTCTTTCTGGATTTGCGGTTTCTCCATTTTTACATCCAATATGAGCATATCTTCTTAAATTAGGAATTTGGACATATTCTTCTTTATCTCTATCAAAAGTTTTACCACAATAATAACATTTAACGTAATGAGGCATCAATTATCCTCCTTTATAAATATTATATCATAATTTTATATAAAAATCAACCCGAGATTCTTTATATCTCGGGTTGACTAAAATTAACCTGCTAACTGAGTTAAATCATAAACAATCAAATCTAATTCTGCGGCTTGATCAGGAGTACAATCTCCAACTTTTTTACCCTTCCCTAAATGAGTTTCTACAATTTTTGTAATTTTTGCAGCTACTGTTGGACTTTGACCCTCCATTAATCTACTTACTAAATCTTGGAATTGATTCATTAAACTATCAAAATCATATTCGGTTTTAACCATTTCTTTGTTAATTGATTCATCTGTGATAAATTGGCCATTATTTTCTTTAGCTTCTTTATCAATAGCATCTTGAATTGCATTTACAAGATTTTCATATGTAAATTCAATCGCATTAGGCATATATTTGAAACGAGACCCTGCAACAAATCTTGAGGTTTGTCGCAAATATAATGTACTGCGCTTTCCTTCTTCTGTCTCAATACTTCTTGCATATCCAATAATATCGCAAGCTCTTTCACAAATTTTTCTTCCTCTATTATCAAGAGTAGGAACAATCTAATTAAAATCTTTACCATTTTCATCAGTAAAGGTTTTATCAATAGCATGAGAAATGATTACAAGACCATAATTCATTTGAATAATTGCTCGAAGGCTTTCATCAAATTCTTTTTCAACTAATTTATATCCTTTACCATATGGAATATCACCAATAGTTGTATAATCTACTTTATCATTACTCTCTTGCTGACATACCCATTTTTCACAAAGAGCATATGCAATATCGGCAGTATCAATTACAACAGTTTGAAAAACTTGCTGTACTTCTGGATCTTTTAATTCTCTTAATGTTTTCTTAAATTCAGACCAAGTGTTTAATGGCTTAGCCATAATGCCTGGAATTGTATTATATCCTTTTTCAAAAGCTAAAAGTAAAGCTCCAGGAAACTTAGAAGCAATAGTTGTTTTGCCAGCCTTTGGATCTCCATAGAAAAATACTGTATAACCTTTTAAATCTCTACTAACTTTGTGCGGTTGAATCTATAGTAATGAATTTGCCATATGTTATTTCTCCTTTTTCTATTACTTCATTTGGCAAGCGGATTAAAAATTAAATCCGCCAGCCTTAGGAGCTTCATTCTGACTATTTTTATATTCATCCTGTCTCTGCTTTATTACTGCAAGATAAGTCTGACGATCAGACATTGCTTTGGTAAGTTCTGCCGCAGTTAAAGTAGACTCATCATCCCATTCATAAGGTTCAGGAGCTGCACCTGTAATAACGAAATCTCTACGAGTTAAAGGTACTTCACGAACCATAGCCTCACCAAAAGCAGACTCCTCTGTAATTCTATGAATAATAGTTGTGGCGATTTCACATCCCCAAACTTTTGTAAATACGGGCTCTTTATTTGATGCACCAAGGCCCTCAAAATAATTCATAGCACCCTGGTTTGTTGCACTAAATTCAATAGGAAGAAGAGCATTCTGATAATTAAAAATACATCCTCTAACTAAAACCTTCTCGGGAAGATTTCTTTCTTCATCTTCATCAATATGAGTTACTCCAGTAATTACCATATCTGTAATAAACATATTTCTACGATTTTCATCTTTATCCAATTCGGTGATTTTATGGATAAATCCCCCCTCATTTCTCTTAATAGAAACAAGTTCTTCCTCACCATTTCTATCAGAATAAAATTCACTCAAAGCAATAGCAGAATCAACACGAATCTTTGTTGCATTTTCTTTACCATGGTCTGTAATATTTTTAATTTTTCCTTCAATAACATCTTTCAAAATTGAATAATTGCTATTGACTTTTCCAGAACTATAAGTCGGTGCAACATAAGTATAATGAATAGAAACCACATTTGTACAAGCATCATCTGTAGCGATATCAATCGTTCCGGCAATATATGGAGTTCCAGGATTTTTTGAGTTTTCTCCAGTTACCTTATCTTCAAGAGTATGAGAATAAAGAATTCCTTCAATATGAACAGTATTAATCATTTTCTTTTTCATAATATTTTTTCTCCTTTAATCAATAATAAAATTTTTTCCTTTTTCAGTTAATGCATATATTACAGGATCTTTACCAACTTTTTCTACAAATCCATCAGTAACAAGTTTTCTCAAAGAACCAGAAGCCGTTCTTCCTGAAATCATAAGACCGTCACCAATATCTTTTGCTTTCATCATTGGAATCTTGGTTTTTTGCATATAATCAAGGATCATCTTGCCATTATCTGTAATAAGTGGCTTATCTTCTTTTGATGTCCCAGATAGAGTTTCGATATAGGCTTTAATTGTATCTGTCATTTCATTTTCTACTACTTCTGGGGCTGCTGTCATTAAATTATTTAAAAAATTCAAAAATTCTTTTTTCATTCACGAAACCCTTTCTTATTTCATTTTCTATATATATTATATCAAATTTTTATAAAAAATGCAAGTAAGGATTTTTTAATTCACAATAAATTCTTTTGCGTATGGAAGTGTTTCAATAAAATCGCAAAATTGATGCCATTCTGTTAATTTATGATTTTTACGCCATTTATAAATTTCTCTTAATATGGCGTAATTTGCTGTCCAAGTTCTTGTTTGTAACCATCCTTCAGGCAACCAGCGCACAAGCTCTTTCCAATAACGTTTATCTTTTGTTTCGAGATATTTCTTACGAAGATATTCTAAAAATTCAATAAATTCTTTTTCCATTTGATATGAATTATTATCTCGTTTATAATTCATAATATCTGAATCAAAATCGTCTGTTTCAAAACAATCTAATGTAATAGGTGTTGATGCTAACTTATGCATTGTGCTTGTACTATTGGCTACAGTAGCTACTTTATATGTATCAAGCTCTTTCCATAGATATAAAGGTGCAGTAATATCTATTGTTACAAAAATTTGTCTTAAAAATTTATCATGTGGTGAACCACCAGAAATAAGTTGTTTAGCTAATTTCATGTCTTTTGGACCAATATAAGCAATTTCAGCTAATCCTTGAATAGGATTTAAATATAAATATCCATTATCAGTTAGCCAATTTTCACGTTCAATAACATGTTCTTCAAACCTATCGTCTTCAGGTTCATATCCATCATAAATAGTCCAATCTTCGGCAATCATTCTAATTTCAGAATTATCAATATTAAGATTTCTAAATCCAAAGCAACTATCGCTTAAATGCCAACTATTTTTAGGATTTCTCATCCCACGTAATGCGCCTTCTATATTAAATACTTTGCAATTATCAAATTTCATTTTTTAATCTCCATTAGATACATAGTAGGTTCAATTTTTATGAAACCATTTTTTTCATATACATGTATTGCTCGTTCATTATCTGCATTTACCCATAGACAATTACATCCATATTTATCAATTAATTCTTGAACAACTTTTTGTCCAAACCCTTGATTTTGATAAGGTTCATAGATATTTAAACGAGATAACATTTTCCCTTTAATATCAACTTCTGCTTCACCAATTTTTATATCTCCAAAAAATAATTCAAGTTCTTGATAAAGCTCATTCTCTTTTATTTTAATCATTTTATACTATATCCATATTCTTTAGCTTTAAAAAAATCTTGCCAATAATCTTCTTTTGTATTTAATTGAGATCTTTCACATTCTTCTATTATTTCAAATGTAAAATTTTCTACTCCAAAAGACAACATAGCAGGATATAATTTGTTATTTACTAAAGGCTCTGCGCCAATGCCTCTTTTAATATGTGTTTTCCATCTGTCAGCAATATTTACAGCTTGGCCAACATAACACATATTATTTTGAACATTTGTAATTTTATAAATACCTGTGTGTGCGCCAGATCCTACAACACGTCCAATTAAATCTGTATATGGTTTTTCATAATATACTTTCCATATTACTTTATTTAATGGCTCTGGATTTCTTAAATAAGGAGTAATTTCTCTTAATTTTGCAATTTCTTTTTTATCCTAATCAGACAATATTAGCATATAAAACTATTGTTTGTTTTCTTGCTCAAAACGTCGTTTATTATCTGCAATAATGGCATTTATTATAGATTTCTATTCTTGAATTTTATTATCAATAGATTTTAAATTTTCTGATTTAGAATTAATAAGTTTGTTTAATTCAGAAGAAGCTTCATACATAGCTTTTCGATATTCATTATTATATTTTTCTATTTCTTCATCGTAAACACTCTATAAATGAACTATATTATCTTGCAATTCTTTATTTGCAATATCATATTTTCTTTCTTTATATATAGCTACCTATTCATCAATATCATTTTGAGCAATATTTAATTTAGATTTCCAAGAAACTACATCATTTTGAAGAGTTTTTATTTCATTTTGTAAAGTTTCTTTTTTCTATTGTAATCTAATATTTTCCTCATTGATTTCATTATCAATCTAATTTATTAATTTTAATTTAGGCTAATAATATAAATACCACCCCAGCATTGTTACAATGAGGACTATAATTAAAAGGACATAATTAATCATAAGAGAAAAAGGAGGTAGATATAAACCTACCCCCTATATTTATTCCTATATAAATTATTCCTCTTCAGCGTCTGGATCAAAAGCCATTCCTGCTGGGGTTAGAGAAAGGAACTTAACAGCCTTATGAGTTCCATCTTCCAGCTCAACTTCTGCGGGCGTACGAACACCAAGCTGTTTACGCTGAATAGCTGATGTAAAAATACCATCAACCTGTCTTTTTTCAAGTCCAAGTGCCTCAGCTACATCTGCTGCGGTAACATTTTCTCCATTAATCTGTTTCAAATAATTAAGAACTTTCTTAGAATTTTCTTTCATTGCCATAATAAATTTCTCCTTTTTTTATAAAAATATGTTTTTAACTCAAGCCTTTAGCTTATATAGTTATTATACTAAAATTTTTTAATAAAGTCAAGAATTTTTTTCTAAAATTTTTTGAACTT